ACACCGTCACGTTCCCGGACACGTCGACGTTCCAGTTCACCGCATTCGTCTCCGGGGTCGGGATCGCAGTCCCGAAGGATGAGAAAGTGCAGAGAACCTTCACCCTCCGGATCGACGGCAAGACCGCGCCCATATTCAGTGAGGCTTGAACATGACCGACATTGGTAAAACAACGACAATTGCAGACCCGACCGGCACCATCGGCGCCGTGGATGCCATCGGCGACATCGGCATCACCGCCGACGAGATCGAGGACACCGTTTACGGCACTGGCGGCTGGAAGACGTTTGTGCAGGGGCTCAAAGACGGCGGAACGTTCGATCTGACCCTGAACTACGATAAGGCCGATACCGGCCACGTCCGGCTGACGAAGGCGTATGGGAGCGGCACGTCAACCCTCTACACCGTCACGTTCCCGGACACGTCGACGTTCCAGTTCACCGCATTCGTCTCCGGGGTCGGGATCGCAGTCCCGAAGGATGAGAAAGTGCAGAGAACCTTCACGCTCCGGATCGACGGCAAGACCGCGCCCGTATTCAGTGAGGCGGCCGCGGTATGATCCCTGACGTAACGAGAGAGATCGGAGGGGTGATCTACTCCCTCCGGTTCTCCGCCAGGACCACGATCGCGATCGAACAGGAGTTCAACTGCAAGATCACCGACCTGCCGAAAGTTATTGGCAGTGAGCCGGACGTTACCTCAACCGCACGGCTGGTGAAGCTCTGCATGCGGCGGGACGACAAGATGATCACCGACGCGGAGATTGAGGGGCTACTGGACCACGTCACGATCGAGGAACTCGGCGATATCCTGAACGACGCGATGCAGGCCGCCGCACCGAAGAAACCCGCGGGCGATGCGGGAAACTGAAACCGTTCTCCGGTTGGATGCACGAGTATCTCGACCTGGCGGCGGAGACTGGCTACTTCGACGATCCGCGCATCCTCTACGATCTGACTCCGGCAGAGATCGCAGTGGCGATTGTCGGCAAATCGAATCGCGACCGGCAACAGCAGCAACTGGAGAACATCCGGGCCGGGACCGTCTGCGCAACGATCTTCAACCAGCACCGGACGAAGAGATCTGATCCGATACTGACCTGGAAAGACTTCTTCCCGGACACGAGCGTAAAACCGGCGCAGCCGCCGGGGGAGATGAAACATCGATGCAAGGAGATTGCCTTGATATTCGGAGGGACGGTGACGACGCATGGCACTTAATGTCGGGGCCCTGATAGCGACGCTAGGGCTTAACAAGAAAGGGTTTGACGACGGCATAAAGGACGCATCGAAGAAGACCGAGGGATTCGCGGCCGGGTTTGGCGAGAAACTATCGAAACTGAAGGTACCGATCGCTGCGGTCGGCGCCGCAGTTGCCGCGATGGGTACCGCCGCCGTCCTCGCCGCGGACAACATCAACAAGGCGTACGCCGGGATCCGGGTTGGGAGCGGCGCGACCGGCGAGGCGCTCGAGATCCTGAAGAGCGACTTCGACGCGGTATTCGGCACGGTGCCGGCAGACGCCGCCGAGGTCTCGACGGCGATCGCGGACCTCAACACCCGGTTAGGTCTCACCGGGCCGGCACTGCAGGACATGGCGACGCAGTTCCTGGAACTCTCCCGTATCACCGGGACCGACGTTGCCAGCAACATCAAAGACGTCACCCGGCTCTTCGGCAGCTGGGACGTCGCCGCCGATGACCAGGCCGGTACACTCGATAACCTCTTCAAGACCTCGCAGTCGACCGGGATCGAGGTCGGCAAACTTGCCACCTTGAGCACACAATACGGGTCGACACTCCAGGGGTTAGGATTCGATCTGAAAGATTCTGTTGCCATGCTCGGCAAGTTCGAGAAAGAGGGCGTCAACGTCGAAGCGGCGCTTGCCGGCATGAAGATGGGGCTTGGCAAACTCGCGAGCGAAGGCATCACCGACCCCATTGAAGCGTGGGACGAGCTCACGCGGCGGGTCAAAGGGGCCGAGACTGAGATGGAGGCCGTCGGCGTTGCGTCGGAGGTATTCGGTGCCCGGGCCGCCGCAGAGATGGCGAGTGCTATCAGGAGCGGCAACATGGACCTCGGCGATTTCGTCGCGGGGCTCGACGCCTCCGAAGAGACGGTCCTCGGCGCCGCCGACGACGCGATGACACTCGGCGACCGAATGGGCATCCTCCAGCACAAGGCGGAGAAGGCCCTGCAGCCGGTCGGCAACCTCATGATCGGGGTGTTTGAAACGGCCATGCCTCATCTGGAGGCCGCCGGCGACGCGCTGGTCGAGGCGGGGGAGAGCGTTGCTACCTGGGCAGAGGAAGCTGTAGCGGCGGCCGGTCCGGTTGTCGATGCGCTCCAGGAGAAGATGACCCCGGCGGTCGAGTTCTTCCAGGGCCGGATGGATCATGTCGTCACATGGTGGGATGAGAATAGCAAGATCTTCATCGCCGCCTGGGAGAACATCGCCGCGGCAATATCGTGGGTCATCGAGACGGTAGTCGTCCCACTCTTCGAGTGGGCATGGCCGTACATCGAGGATATCTATTCTGGCGTGCTGGACACCATGCTCGGGGTCGCGAAGCTCTTTGCGTCAATCCTTGCCGGCGATTGGGAGGCTGCCGGGGACGCCCTGGTCGATATCTCCAAAGGCGCAATGTCGGCGTTCGTCGGGGTTGCTTCGATGGGTTGGGATGCCGTCGCCACCGGGATCGAGTTCGTCGGACAGGGGATCGCCGACTTCGTGTATGCGATGTGGGCGAACATCGTGCAGGCGACCGAGGACGCGATCAACAGCATGATCGACCGGATCAACGGGTTCCTCAAGGCGATCAACAGCGTCACCGAGAAGGTCGGGATCTCGATGCCGACACTGAGCCATATCAGCCTCAAGGCCGACAAGATCGAGGCACCAAAGATCGAGATCCCGCGATGGAGTGAGACCACTGCCGGCAAGGCATTCGACGAGTTACTCTCCTCCAGCAAAGAGGAAGAGGAAGATATCGACGCAGAGTTCGAGGACGCCGACGCCCCCGAGCAGGCGCCGGAACTCCCGAAATCATCGCTCCCAGTCGTTCCGAAACCCGAAATCCCGGCAACAGTGCCGACGACCGTCAAGGTGCCGCCCGTCGACGTGCCCGACTCTGACGTCCAGCTGCCCCCAACTCCCACGTTGCCCGATACCCAACCGCCGGCGGTGACGGCGCCGACAATCGAGACGCCGGTCCCGGTGACTGTGGTCAACTGGCCCGACCACATGCCGGCGGTACCGGCACCGGAGATCCCGGTGGTCGACGAGGACGAGTCAGAGCAGTCCGGCGAGGACGACATCGACGAGGAGTTTGCCGGGATACCTGAGCAGGCGGTCATATGGCCAGCGTTCCCGGAGTGCCACCTCCCGACGATGGCCCTCCCGGACTTCTCCCCGCTCGCGCCGGCGCCGGCACCTGACGTTGGCTACCTCGCGCGAGCCCTCGACCGGTTCAACATCGGCGGCGAGACCCGAGTCGTGGTCGAACTCGACGGCAACGTGATCGGAGAAACCCTGTTCCGCACCTGGAACCGGAGGACCGGAGGCGCGTTGAATGGCTGATCTCGCGGTGACGATCGGGGGGCGCCCTGCGGCATACCGGGCGGAGACCCTCTCGATCTCCGGCTCTCTCGGCACTCGAACGACGGCGACGTTCTCGACCGTCGACCATCCACCGTTCGACGACGTGGTCGAGGTCGGGCAGGTCGTCGAGATTCGGGACGAAACCACTGCCATCATATTTGCCGGCACCGTCGACTCGGTCGATGAAGAGATCGACCCGGGCGAACGAGTCCGGTTCAAACGACTCGCCTGCGTTGACTACAATCAGATCGCCGACCGGCACCTGGTAGCCTACGTCTACCAGCCCGACGAGGACAACCCGGCGGTCTACGCTGGAGACGTGATCCGGGATATCGTCAGCAGGTTCTTCGTCTTTGGAGGAGTCACGGAAGGCATCGACACGTCGGCGGTGGAGAACGGGCCGGCGATCGAGAAGTTCGTCTTCAACTACGTGCCCGCAAGTCAGGCGTTCGACGAGATCGCTGAACTCGCTGGATATATCTGGTATATCGATTACGCAAAACGGCTGCATTTCACCCCGAAAGACCGGAACACTGCACCGTTCGCGATCGGTGACGACACGCAGAACTGGCGCAACCTGAAGATTAGCGAATCCCGAGACCTCTACCGGAACCGGCAGATCGTCCGGGCCGGGACCGCGCTGACGGACCCCCGAACCGATACCGTGGTGGCGACCGAGGCCGACCAAGAATATTTCGAGGTCTCCTACCCGATCGGCACGGCGTCGGCGGTGACGGTGAACGGGGTTGCGAAAACCCTCGGGGTGGACGGGTTGCACGAGGGCAGAGACTTCTACTGGTCGTACGGGTCGAACGTCCTGACTGCGGAGGTTGCGCCGGGCGCCGGGGCACGGGTGGCGTTGACCTACCGGGGCCTGTTCCCGATCCTTGTGGACGAACGGATCGACGCGGAGATCCTCGCCCGCCGGGCGCTGGAGGGGGGCACCGGGGTCTACGAGGCGATCGCCGACGACCCGGCTATCAACGTGCAGACCGTCGCGGTGCAGAAAGCCCTCGCCTACCTCAGAAAGCACGGCGTGATCCCGCAGACGATCCGGTTCGAGACCGATCGCCCGGGACTTCGGCCGGGGCAACTCCTACCGGTGAGGGTTGCGACCGCAGGTCTTGATGACAACTACCTGATCGAATCGGTCAATATGCGCGATGTGCAGGGCGCGGTCAACCGATATCAGGTAACGGCGGTCTCCGGCGACGCGCTTGGCGGCTGGCTGGAATGGTTCTCGGCGTTGGCGCGACAGGCGCAGAAATTCGTGCTCTACGACGAGGACCAGGTCATGATGCTGAAAATCGTGACGGAGACGGTCCGCGTGTCCGATTCAGCGGCAGAGTATGATCGGGGCACGGTTGGCCGGAAACCAGAGTCGCGCGTCGGGTTAGCGCGGGCAGACTTTGCAGAAACGGATTGGGTGCATGCATGAACGGAACGGTAATAGTCAAGGATAATGTGGTCGTGACGGTCTGGGAGGCGGGAATGCTCGTCAAGACATATCACGTACACAACACGTGGGGCACGGCCGGGCTGAACGCCCTCCGGAACTGGTTCGCCGGGCTCGGGGGAACGCCGATCACGCACATTGCGTGGGTTGATACTGCCGGGGTGGAGCGCGCCCGAGACATTGTGACGCAGCGGTTAGTGACGGCCGATAAGGCCGTTATGTTCCGGCAGTATCTCCCGTCGGCGTCATCGGCGAATGGGTATACGCTGAACCGGATTCGGGCGTACAACGCGCAGACCGGAGGCACGCGGTTCGCTGAGGCGACGTTCGACGCGGTCGGCGTGGCAAAGACATCAAACAACCAGATTACAGTAGAATGGACACATGAGTTCGCAGACGGAGGTACATGAAGATGGCATACAGTCCGACGACATGGAACACAAACGACGTGATAACGAAAGATAAACTGAACAAGATCGAGCAGGGCGTGAAAACCGCAACGCGGCTGAGCGGCACGGACATCGACGCGGACAAGAATTGGAATGGGAAAAGCATCACAAATATGAAGTCGCTGACACTCACCTCAGCGGCGCACGCGGCCCTAAAGATTATATACCCCTCAGATAATATTATCGCGTCGTCGGACGCCCCCCATACTTTTAGCGGGGCGGATTGGGTAGTGGTAAAAACCGCA